AGCACAACCTCTCTTTGCGTGAGGTCGACTTTTACGTCGTTCGCGGCTCTTCTGCTTTAAAAATTGACACTTCGAAAGTTGTGGATTTTGGAGCTGACGGTGCGTACTTCCACATTACTGAGTCTGAAAAAGCTCAAATGACTTGCCGAGCCAGTAAAATTGGTTTCGTTAACAAGAAGAAGTGCGTAAGCATTGAAAAGTACGTAACAGTTAACACAGCTATGAGATCCACCGGTGACGTGTGCCAATCTTCCGATCGTCGACTTGAGTTTTTGTGTAACTATAGTTCAGAAGAAGGTTGGTCCGGCTCGCCCATCATGCAAGATGAACGCGTGGTTGGCGTTCACGTTGCTGCTCACACAGACGTCAAGCTCAACGGTTACATCTCTCTGCGAACTTTAAACGATGATTTCAAGTATTCTAACAAATTAAAAACTTGTTTGGAAGAAAGTTCATCGTCTGAAGAAACAGATTACGAAAACGATGATGATGAATGGGCTTACGACATGCTTGACATTCTGGATCACGGCCGCGCCGGCAATCAAAAGTTGTATGACTCTTTGAATGTTGACGGAGCCATGGATGATTTCATGCTTGACTTGAAAAATCAGCAGTGGGATCAACGTGATTACGAGGATTTTCGTCAAGAAGTCGCAGACATTGAAGATCAAGGATTGCGAGGTGGTAGAGCTCAGGTCAAAAGAGCTATGGCCAAACTTCAATCCAAGAAACGATTTAACGAAAGTAGTAAGCCAATGGAAATGGCTGAAGAAATCAAGTTAATTGTTTCTTCTGATTTAAAAGTCAACGAGTTAGATCTCTCGTCATTAAAAAGACAGCAATCGTTGATCAGTCTGGAAGAGGACGTTTGTTTGACGGAAGTTCAGCTACCTGCGAAACTGACGTTAAACCCCGTAGCAGTTCCTTTGACCTCGCTAGAAATCAACCGTGGACCACCTTTAATGACTTCGGTGAACCAGCGCCCACTATTGAACTCCCGCAGGAGTGCGTCGCTAGAATCCAAAGTTTCTTGGGACCTGAACCAGGCTTCTTTGCCAGCTACCCCGGTTATCCCCTCCCGG